ACTGGATGGACCATAATACAGCTGGAACAAACTGGGGAACAGACTTCACTGGTGAGACAAGTCAGATCGTCATAGAGGATGGTGGAACTGATGGTGCTGGAACAGACGCTGGAGACAATATCGTTCTTGATGGTACAGATAGTGGTCGTAGTGACGAAAACGATAATGTCGAACTTGAAACAGGCGGAACTTCATACGCTGCTTTAGATACACCAACCACAACCAATCTAAAAAATGGAACTGATGATTATGCGGTGACTGCTGGTGAACTTCAGACAGCTTACGAAAAGTTTGAGGATACGGAATCAATTGACGTTAACCTTGTCATGGGTGGTCGAGGTGGTGGAGCTGGTGACACTGCATCCACACAAGATACACATGTTACCATGTTAACCGCTCTTGTGGAAACAAGAAGAGACTGTGTTGCATTTGTATCACCACATAGGTCAGCAACAGTGGGAGTTGCGAGTTCTACGACTGCGACAGACAATGTGGTAGACGCATTTGACTTATGTCCTTCATCCTCATTCGTTGTCTTCGACAGTGGTTACAAACAGATGTATGATAAGTATAATGATGTGTTTAGATTTGTGCCGCTGAATGGTGATACAGCTGGTCTTTGTGCTTTCACTGACCAAGTTAGAGACACATTCTTCTCGCCCGCTGGATTTAACAGAGGAAATGTGAGAGGTGCTATCAAGGTGTCGTACAATCCTAAAAAGTCGGAGAGAGATAGACTTTATCGGGCAAGAGTTAACCCAGTGGTTGACTTCCCCGGCCAAGGTGTGGTTCTCTTCGGCGATAAAACTGCTCTTGCTAAACCAAGTGCGTTTGACAGGATTAACGTGAGAAGATTATTCTTGTTACTTGAAAAAGCAATCTCAACTGCTGCTAAGTTTTCTCTCTTTGAGTTTAACGATGAGTTCACCAGAGCTCAGTTTAGAAATCTCATTGAACCATTCTTGAGAGAAATTCAAGGCCGAAGAGGTAT